AAAGCGCTAATTTGAAAGTTGATCCACCAGAATCAAAATCAAATACGCCACCAAGTAAGTCTGTTTTAAAAGAGTCAGGTACTATGTTAGCCATTTATTTTATCTCCTTATTTATAACTCGATGGTGGTTTTGAGTTTAATTGAGCACGAACCTCACCATCTGTGTATTCGTCTCGGCGTCTTCGACCAATTTGCTCGATCGCATACGATTCTAAAGATTTTTCATATTGAGCTTGATAGTATTGTAACATATCTGCTGGACCTTTCAAGTACCCATATGCATTTACTAAACATCCATATAATAATAAATCAGGGTACTTATTAGATAAATAAGTTCCGGCTGTATCTGTTGTAATACTAGTAGGTTCTTTATCATAAGCCAGAGTAATTGCATAGGCTTTATCTGGAGTAGGTGCCACGACCCAATAATCTTCATCCCAATTTGCATAATATTTAGGAATATCTACAGAACTACTTCCAGGATTAGAATAAAACTCTGCTATGAAACTTGTATCTCTTTGCTCTAGAAAAAATTGACTACCGTCTGAATCCGTTAGTTGAGCATATCTTATGGCTCTTAAATCAGAAGGAATAGTTACATATCTATTACCAGATTGTAAATTTGATGTTGCATAAAATGCACTTTGATCAGTATCTAATTCTCTATAAATTTTAGCTTCTGCATTTTTAATAAATCTAGCTAATACTGAATCAGATAAAACATTACTATCTACTTCTGTGTAGTTTCTAATGTCTGTTTGTAAATCTGTTAGTGAATATGCCATTATCCGTTTATAACCTCTAGTGTTACTGGTCCAACCGAAGCATTACTTGCTCCGCCTGATATTCCTCCAGTTGTAGCATTACTTGTGCTAGTAATAAAGAAATAATTTTCAGGATCTGTTAAAGTTCCAGCGGCCGTTACTACACTTCCATCTGATTGTTTTTGACCTACTGTAATAGTAAAACCAGATGCATTATTTAAATCACTTACATTATCAAATGTTGGTATGTTAGCAAAAGATTGTAAGTTAGTTGCATCTGCTCCTCCACTACCTGTAGAAGTAACTTCTGGTGGTCCTCTAAATCTTACTACGTCGCCAGTGGATCGTTGATGATCTAATGAATAAACATTTACATAAGTAACTCCACTTGCAATTACTGTAGTAAAAGGATTTTTAGTTAATAAAATTAAACTTGCTTTTGAAGCTGGTTGTGGTCTTGGATTGTATAAAGCTTGAGGATCACTTCCTGCAGGTTTTGGTTCTAATTGTGGTTGCTTTGCTTCATATTCAGAAGTATGAACTAAAGATCCATTCCATTCTCTAACCATTTCTTTATAAGGAAATGCCATTCCTGATCTATCAGATATTGCTAAAGATTTTCTGCCTGATGCATATCTAGCCATTATACTCCATCTCCATAGAATGTTTGTGGTGAAATGAAACTAGATGTTCCTTGGTTGTCTGCATCTAAAGCTCTTGCCATTTCACTTTCATAAATTCTTTCAAGTTCCATAGTTCTTTCAGGAGAAACTTTCATACTTAAATAATATGCAAGACCCGACATCATGCATGGGTAAAATCTATTTACAACATCTGCTGTATAAGAATAACCACCTACGTCTTGAATTTTAGCTAAATAATAAAAACATAATTGATAGCTTGATGGTGTAACAGTACTAGATACACTTGAACTTGGTGTAGTATATAAAAATATACTAGGATTCTTTTTTCTATCTACATAATATTGTGAAGGTGTTCCTTGTGATAATTTATTGGGTGTTTGAGAATAAGTTGATCTATCAATTTTAGTTAATGCCGTATCTACAGGAGCAGTTGGAACAGAATTATTTCTGTAATAAGCTTCTAATACATCACTTATATCATTTGGAAAATTTTCTGTATCTGATGCAAAACTATATTCTGCTTGTCCCAAAACTAGAGGAACTTTTGCTAATTTTACTTTCCATAAATGAACTCCTCTGTTTGCCCATTCTTGAAACATAATATTTAAAGAACGTCTGGCAGATCTTAATTGATAACCTGTTCGCGTTCCCATAGCACCTGTTCTTTCATAAGCTTCATCAATAATTTCATCCATTTGTGGATCAAATTCAGTTGTGCCTGAAGTAGGAGCAATAGTTTGTATTGAATTACCCATACCTGCTGTAGAAGCAGAGTAATAAAATAATACTGGAGCGCCGACGGTTTTTACTGGAGCAACTTTAATTGTAGTATTTGAACCAGAAGAACCAGCAGTTCCATTTGTAGTTACACCTGTAGTGTAAGCAGTACCGCCAGTATTTGTTCCGTCTTTTGTAGATGAGAATGCTAGTGTATTACCAGCATTTGTAGAATTAGAAGTATCAAATATATAAGTATTGCCTTCTTGTAAATAGAGGACAGGACTTACTTCACCGTTAATATAAAATTTATTACCGGTACCAAAGGCATTAGTGCCACTTGCTACAGTGACTGTATAAGTGATTGTAGCCATTTAATCTCCTAGCCGTAAATAAAAGTTACTTTATCTACGTTTGTTAAAACTGCATATGGATTAACTTCACATCTAATTCCATCTCCTGGAATTGGAATGTAAAATGCTGTTTCGTCTCCAGCAACTGCAGCTCCTAATGGAGTTGCAAATTTACCTAAAGACGTTCCGCCATTACCATCTGTAATTTCAATTGATCCTGCTGTCGTATCAGATACATAATAAATACCAAGAACTCTTGCAGGTCCTGCAAAAATATTTCCACTGGCTGTTAAAATTGTTGTACCTTTTACATTTGAAACGTATCCCATTTTTTTTCTCCTAAATTTTTAGGAGCTCCAAGAAGGAGCTCCTTAATTTTACTATGCAGTTACTGCTGCACCAGTAGTCACATCAATCCAAACTGATCCATTGCCATAGCAAATAGATCCAGTTAAAGATGCTCCTGCTGCATTAGAAACATATATAATCTTTCCAGCAGTAGCTGTTAAAGATGCTGTTTCAGCAACAGTGTATGAAGGTGCAAGAAAACCATTATCTGATTTTACTGGACCTGAAAAAGTAGTTTGTGCCATTGTTATATCCTCCTAGTTATTTCCACATAGTCTCTAGGCCGTCGACTATACTCGTCTATGCAGAATTTAATTGTATAGTAATGATTTTATATATTAGATTTTAGTGAAGTGCAAGAGAGTTTGTAGTGGAGTTGACGTTTTCCAGCGATTTAGTAGCGTTTTAATTAAGTAGCTACTGAAACTTGTGGTGCAGCATCTTCTACTTTACTCATTAAGTTAGCTTCTTTTGCTTCGGCTATCTTAATGTGATTGATAACTTCTCTAATTTTATTATCAATCCTTACCATATCAAGAGTATATCTACCCTCGTCGTTATAGTGCTGCTCCCATTGTAGTTCTAGACCCCTCTTCTGTTTGTAAAGGGATTGAACGTGTGTTAGCATCATTAACCTCCTCATAGGTTATCCAGGTTTTACTTTTATTATAAAATCCTGATTCTTCCCATAATACATCATTCTGACCTAGTTTGTCAACTATTGCATTATTAAATGCATCTTCGTTGTCTTCGCAGGTTATTTCAAACTTTGTGTAATAACCTCTAGATCGAATTTGTACTATAAATTTTTTCATGAGTCCTTTCTTATAGCATAAAAAAAAGGGGCCCGAAAGCCCCTTTTTTAAGTCTAGTTATAACGATTATACAGCGTTAGAACCAAAGATACCTCTAGGGTCAGAGAAACCAAATACGTATCTCTCTCTAGCTTTGTATCTTACGTTACCAGTATCGAAGTCACCTTCCATTGAAGTTTTGATAGGTGATCTTACGAAATGTTTAAGACCATTTGGTACATCTGTTTTAAGGAACCATTTTTTATTAGAAGTTAAGTAGTGGTTCACTGTGTATCCTTGAGGAACCATTCCCATATTTCTAATAGCATTGATGTCGTTATCAGCTGTGCCAACTCTACCAACAGAGTTCATAAGTCTGTCAGCAGTAAATTGTAAAGCAGAAGGGATGATTAATTTCATACCTTGAGCCGCAATTTTTAGGCCTCTTTCATCAGTAAACGCAGCGATGTCTATTAACGCTTGTTCTAATGAAGTTTCGTTAAGGTCAGCTGGAGTTGCTAACTCGTTAGAGAAGCTTCCAGATAAAGTTGGGTGGTCAGTAGCGCAAAGCTCTTTACCATCACCACCAGCATAAGATGAATTGAACGCATTGTTCAATACAGCCGCTGCCTTAACTTGCTTTGTATTTGCCATAGATCTAGCTAAAGCTTTTGTATATCTAGACGCAAGTCTGTCATACAAGTTGTCTTCAATAGCTTCTTCTGTGATAGCAAATGCTAAAGCAATTGTTTCGTTAGTGTAACGAGCAGTGAAAGTTTCTTGTGCATCATCAAATGTTACACCTTGACCTTCAGGTTTTACTGCTGCATTTGCGAAACCAGATAACATTACTTCTTCTTCAAAAGCTCTGTCAGAAGTTTCTGTGTCAAATATTTCAGCATGCTCGTTAGCATATTGTTTGTATTCCAAGCCGAATAGTGCATTCAAACCTGGTTCTAGTTCTTTAACTAGTTGTGATCGTGATATTGCCATGTTTATTGTCTCCTATTCGATTAGTTAGATAAACAAGCAGATGGAGAAATTTGAACGATTACGTTCGAATTTGCCACTGTGTTATCATTGTTTTCCGGATCGTTAACAAACCTTACAATTCTAAACATAGAAGTTGCAGCTGTTCCTGTAATATTTAATTTTACAGTTGACTGACCATCTTGTGATGTACCAGCAGTTGCTCCATCTGTAGAGTTGAAAGTGTAAAGTAGTTTTACTTGGTCAACGGCAGCATCCGCTTTTACAGTATATTCCTGCATAGGATTGTCGTTAACATAGCCGATTCCGTCGCTGCTTCCAGTATTGTAGTCCGTTCCGAACGTAGTACCAGCTGCAACAGAGTTTGCGTAAGTAGGTTTTTTTGTAGAACTGTCAATGTAGAAAGCTCCATTAAAAACACCTAATATTTTTTGAGTATTAGCAGTACCTGTAGACCAGTCTGCACCTCCTGCAATACCATCATCCATAGTTCCGGCAGTTACGTCTTGTAAGTAACCATCGTCACCTGATGTATATTGAAGAGATACTGGATTGTTCTTGTAGATACCAATACCCAAACCTGATTTGATCTTGTATTCAGCTTGACCACCTGTAGCAGGAGTTGATCCTACTGTAGGAGCTTGTCTAAATCCAAAACCAGTTGATTGGTTTGCCATATTTTTTCCTTATTAGTTAATTGTTAATTTGTTGGATAGGAATTGCTAACTTATTAGCTTTTCTTTGTACCACCAAAAGTTACACGGGATTGTGAATCATTACTGAAACGCATCCCAGCTTGCCTTTCCTTCATAAGATCGTTGTTTATAGCTTCTTCTTTGTTTTGAGTTTGCTTATCGTAATAAGCCTCAATTTGAAGAGCGATCTCTTCGGGTATCCTTGCCAGCAAAAGGCCTCCTACTTGAATAACTCCTGCGTATTTTCCGTCATTGCTAGTTGGATAATCAGTTTCAGGATATTCATCAGCTCTAACTAATTCATATCCTTCTCTTAATGATGCTGCTACGTTTTTGGTATCATTGAAACCTAACGTTTCAGCTCTTATCCATCTATGCCTATAACCTTCAGGCGCAGGCGGTGCATCAAGTGATGAGGGTGGAGTCCAGACTTTTTTCTTTTCAGAATTTAATCTTGTTTGACTCGCACGAGAAGTTTTTATTTTTTCATTTTCCATATGCTTATACTCCTTCCGTGATTTTTAATTGTACTTGTTTCGCATAATCTTCGAGTGGCACACCTAATCTTTTAGCAATTGCTACCTGTGAAGGTGTGAGCTTGACAGTTCTTTTGCGTCCTGTTGAAGCCGAACGTTTAGCTGATGCTACATTTTGAGCAGGTTTTGCTCTTTCTGTAGTATTACTCTCGATCTTATCAAATTTATGGGGAAATTCAAGTCTTATTCTTTTATCAACTTCCTCATAATATTCATCAGATTTAGGATCATATCCTTCTTCATCTACTAGCTTTTTATGTATGTCAAAAGCCGTATATGTCATAGCAGAATCGTTACCAAACCAGGTATTTTTTGAAGCCCAGTCTTCTGCTTTTGGATCTGTAACAACATTAGTATTATATCTTTGTGGATTAATATTAACTTGTTTATCCTCTTGTACAGGTTGACTTTGAGTTGTTTTCATAGAAGACAATCTAGCTGCATCCATAGTCAAATTAGCAATTTGTTCTTGGGCTGCAACTTGCGCATCTATGTTTTGAGATTCAATAGCACTTTTTAATGCCAATTTAGCAGCAGCTAAATTAGTTTTAACTCTATTTTCAAATTCAGACACATAAGTTTTATCTAATTTAGATAATCTATTTTCTGCATCTTCTTTTTGTTTTTTAGTTAATTCAGCAAATGCAATTGCTTCCTCTCTTTGTCTTTCTGCCTCTCTCATCTTACGAGTTAATTTAGCAATTCTTTTTTGAACGCCTTCGCTATATTTAGCTAACTCGTCTTTATCTTCTTGTTTTTTCTCTTCTACAGGTTTTGTTTCAACCTCTTCTACTTCAACCTTTTCTTCTTGGGCAACTTCTTTTTCAGAGTTGTTTTGTTCATCTAAATTAATTTCTGCGCCTTCTTCTTCGCCAACATCAATTAAATCTTCAGATGAATTTATTTCTTTTGTGTCTTCGGGCATAGTTCCTCTCTATGTTAGATTACATGAAGAATTGATTCGGGATCTTTAATTGTCCCTAACACTTCGTCATCATTTAAGATTCTCACCTCGCCACCTTCTATTGGTAATCTTGAGCCAGCGTATCTAGCAAAAATTACCCAATCTCCTTTTTTGCACCAAGGTTCATTAAATTTGTCTTTGTCCTTGTATGCTAAATCTCCCATTTTTAAAACATAACCACATGTTGTAGCTATTCTTGCTTTGTCTAAAGTTTCTTGGGAAAATAAAATTCCACCTCTAGTTTTTTCTCTAGGTGTAAATGGTAAAACTAATATTCTATAACCTGATGGATTTGGAAGTTCGTCTACTAAATTTTGATTTATATTATCTGGATGTAAAGGTGCTTTTGCTTCACCTGTTAATCTTTCTTTTTCGTATTTTTCTTCTAATGCATTGACATGTTTAGGAGTTTCATTTTTTGTCTCCGATGTCGATAATGTTTCCTCGTTCATTTTTTTGCTCCTTGTAGTTTAGCAGGTTAGAGATATCCTGTAATATTATTGAATAGGCATGTGCCTGACCTAACATATATTTATATTTTTCCATATTGTCAACCCCACCACTCATTAAACTTTCTTCTATGTTTTGAATGCCGTAATTCAATGATTTTTTTAACTTATCTATTATTTCTAGGTCGTCCATTTCTTCTCTCCTTTTTGTTTTAGCAATTCCATTTTCTTAAAGATTTATTAATTCTGCTATTTGGATCTCTTGCCGTCTTTGCTGACGTCAATCGTTTTTTCATTCCTTTCATACGAGCGCAAAAACTTTTTCTTCTATTAGCTGCTTTAGAACCTTTTTTTAATTTAGAAGGTTTAGTAGTTACAGCCATAGAAAGTTTAGAACCAGGATTTTCTCTTCTATAAGAAGCAATACCTTTTCTATTCAATCCACCAGATTCAGATTTACCTTCTTTTCTTTGCCATGCTGGTGATCCACCTGATTTGAATTGTCTTCTAAACATTATTTTTTCTTTTTCTTTTTAGGAAAGCCAGCTTTCATATTTTTATATGCTTTAGCTGATATAGTTGATTTAGATTTAGGTCTCGATATACCTAATTTTTTACGTCTGTTAATATTTGCGTATAGCCCACGTTTTTTCATGATTTCATTTTTCTTTTTTTGCTCATGCCTGCTTCTGACAAAGCAATAGCAATAGCTTGTTTTCTGTTTTTAACTTTTTTCTTTGATTTGCCAATGTTGAGTTCACCTTTTTTAAACTCTCTCATTACTTTAGCAACTTTTTTAACTTTACCGCCTTTAGCAAAACATTCTCTGCTATTAGCAACTTGATTATTATATTTTGGATTTGCCATTATTTTTTCTTTTTCATTTTAGATTTAGTTACTCTTCCACCTTTTTTCATATAGCCCATTTTATTTCTAATGGCTTTAGGTAGTTTTGCTAAACCTGGATTTTTCTTTTTATCAACTTCTTTCATTTAAGTTCTCCTTATTTGTTTTTGTTCATATTTATCACATCTGTAGCCTTAAGTCCATAAATGGCTGTAACTACTGTTACCCAAAGGCCAACTATCCACCAAGGCATCTCTTGTAATTTTTGAAAATACAGATCAATTTTTGCTTGCATCTTTTCATCTTCTGCAAAAACAGAATATGCCAACAAA